GATTCTTCACCAGCAACAACAGGAAAAGCTATTGCAATGGCAATCGTTTTCGGATAAAAGGAGTAAATTATGGCAAATCCAAATATAGTATCAGTAACATCCATTAAAGGTGAATCGGTAGGATTTAATTTAACGGCTACTACAACTACAACTTTATTAACTGTATCTTCAGATAAAGTATTAAAGATTAATAGAATATCATGTGCAAACGTTGATGGAACTAACGATGCAGCTTTAGATTTATTTATTACAAAAGCTAACTTTACTTCAGATGGTGTAACTGACTTTGACACTTCTGGAAGTTTTTATTTAGCAAAAACAGTAACAGTTCCAGCAGACTCTACTTTAATAGTTTTAGAAACTCCAATATATTTAATGGAAGCAGACGTTCTTAAAGGTGGAGCAAACGCAGCATCTGATTTAGATTTAGTTATATCATACGAAGTCTTGGATGACGCGTAGGAGGTAACCTAGATGCCTTCTAGCACTTCAGCACCGGGAGTTTGGAAAATAAAAGAAATTGCAAATTTTATACAAGATGACTCTTGGCCATCAATTGGAGATAGAGCATGTTTTGCTGGTGGTGATATAGACAGTTATTCAAACGTAATAGATTTTGTTCAAATATCAAGTGACGGTAATGCAACTGATTTTGGGGATTTAACTGAGGCTAGACAAGTAGGTGCACAAAATGTTGCATCAAATGTTAGAGGTTGTTTTGGTGGAGGTTACGGACCATCTGCTGAAACAGATACAATAGATTTTATAACAATTAAAACAACTGGTAACGCAACAGATTTTGGAAATTTATTAGCTGATGCTTATGCTAATGCAGGGGCTTCAAATTCAACAAGAGGTCTTTATACTGGTCAGAACACACCAGCTGGATGGAATAATATAATAGAATATATAACTATTGCAACTACCGGTAACACAACAGATTTTGGAGATGCGACTACAACTGATCAACAAAGAGGTGCATGCGCTAGCACAAGCAGATTAGTTTTTGCTGGTGGAAACCAAAACCCATCTGGAAGTGGAGGAGACGATAGACCATCACAAAATGTTATGGATTATGTAACAATTGCATCAACCGGTAACGCAACAGATTTTGGAGATTTAACTGTAGCTAAAGACAACAGTTCTGGTGCGGGTAGTTCAACTAGAGCTTTGTTTGGTGGAGGTGGAACAGGAACAAGACCAACAAGACCACCTACTGATAATATTGACTACATTACAATAGCTTCTACTGGCAATGCAACAGATTTTGGAAATTTGACAGGTGATGCAACTTTACAGGGACAAGGCACTAATAAAATTAGAGCATTATTTTGCGGTGGACAAGGGGCTGCGCCAACATACACTAAACAAAATAAAATAGATAAAGTAACTATAGCGTCTACAGGAAACGCAACAGATTTTGGAGACCTTACTGTTACAAGACGTGGTATAGGATCTGCAAATAATTTTCACGGAGGAATTTAAATTAAAGATATACAGATATAATGATTATTAGAGAAGATGGCATTTTAGATTCGTCTATGTGCAAAAAATTAATAGATATACACAATAATTCTAATAAGGTTAAAAAGTTTAGAGATACTTTTATTTTAACTTTTTTTAATAAAGAAATATTAAATATAATACATAAAAAATTTAAAATAAAAAAATTATTAAATCCAGATAATATGGAAATAGTAAAATGGCCTATGGGTTCTTTTATGAAAAAACATAGAGATACTGGAGATGATATTTCTTTTATATTGTATTTAAATGATAATTATGAGGGCGGAGAAACTATTGTAGACAAATTAAAAATTAAACCAAAACAAGGAAGAATAGTAATATTTAGTAATGATAAATATATACACGAGGTTAAAAAAGTAAATTGGGGAGTTAGATATACCTTGGCTGGTTGGTATAAATGAAAAAATTATATTATTTATCTAGTTTACCAAGATCAGGTAACACAGTTTTAGCATCAATTTTAAATCAAAATCCAAAGATTGCCTGTACATCAAATTCAATTGTTACTGATATTTTAAAAAATATAAATTCTTTAAAAATAGGTCCAACCTCTTATAATAATTTTCCTGATAAAAAATCATTTGATAATGTATTAAAAAATGTGTCACAAAATTACTACAAAGATTGGAAACAGGATGTAATAATAGATAGAGGCACATGGGGAACTCCACCAAACTATAAATTTGTTTTAGATTACTTGGATAAAAAACCTAAAATTATTCTTTTAGTTAGGGATGTTATAGAAGTGTTAGCTTCATTTATAGACTGGAGTAACAAAAATCCAAATACTTTTTTAAATAGTTATGGAGCTACTGTGCATGAAAAATGTTCTACATTAATGAACACAAATGGTTTGATAGTTAGACAACTAGTATCAATACGTCATATATTACAACACACTGATCCTAAATTAAATTTATTAATTAAATATAATGATTTTGTTAAAAACCCTAAAAAAACAATAGACAAAATTTATAAATTTTTAGAAGTAAAACCCTTTAAACACACTTTTAAAAATATAAAACAATTTGAAGTTAATAATGTTAAATACGACGATAGTGTTATGGGGGCAAACATGCACACTATTAAAACTAAAAAAATTGAAAAAACTAAAAGAGATATTAAAAAATTATTACCTGACTCAGTTATAAAAGAGTGGGACATACCTGAATTAAAAGTGTGGACAAATTAAATATAATGTGTAAAAAAGGATAAGAAATGAAAAAGGATAAAAGTTCAAAAGCAATAACCTTAACTGAAGAAATATCTAAACTTCCAACATTAGATAAAAAATATAAAGGCATGTTAGATCATATAAAAACATCTATGCCTGCAATTAAAAAAAGCACGGCTAACTTTTACAAATCACACTCACAATTTATGAATGTTATGTTAGATGTAACAGCCATAACACCGGTTAGATCTATTAAACATACGTTAGCCGAAATAGACAAAACAAGAGCAGCTTTAGAAGAAGCTCATTTGAACATGCAAGAAAATAATATAAAAATTCGTATGAGAGAAAAAAAATTAGAAAACCCAGATTTAGAACCTTTAGAAAGAGAACTTATAGAACAGAAAATTTTAAGATTAAAAGTTCAAGGAGCAAATGCTTTAAATAGTGTTCAAGGAGCAATTAGAAAGATGTCTTTTTTTACAACTCAATACAAATCCTTATTAAAAAAATTAGGTAAAGAACAAATAACCGAAAAAGAGTATGAGGAGGAAGAAGTTAAATACCACATTATGACTTGTATGAAACAAGCCCTAAATGCAGCAAGAGCTAGAGGAGGTCAAATAGATGAAGGTAATTTAATTTATTTGTTTGATATGGGTATAAACGCTGCCACAGCTCAAAAAGAAATTTTTGATTACTTAAGTAAAGAAAATGAACTTATAAAAAAAGGTATTAATCCAACTCATGGAATGACCCTAGAGTGGCTAGAACACTGCGCAGAGTTGTTTAAAAATGACTCACAAGCATTCTCTGATAAAAGAGGGTTTAAATTATTAGATGACAAGTCGCTTATAACTAATGGTAAGGAAAGAAAAAAATAGTCTTGATATAGCCCAGTATCCATAGTATAAAATAGATTATTAAGGAGTTTCAATATGGCTTATCAGATGATAAAATATAAATTAAATATTAACGGTACTATACCGTCTTTTATTAATACAGATAGCGAGCACGGTTTATATCCAAATAAAATAGAAGGTGCTTTTGGACCTTGTGATTATTGGTTGTTAGGTATAGCTAAAGATAGAGCTACAATACCAAATGGACAAGCTGAATTAATTTCAACAAAAGCAGATTTAAAAACTTATTTAGATTCTTATACTGGTGATTGGAAATATCGAAATCCACCACATCTTGATCCAGGTATTCCAAGTGATATACCTTTTGATCAACAAGCAGAAGCAGATAAACTTTGGGCTGTATTAGAAGCTTTAAACTCATAGGAGGTTACTAGTGGCTCAATTTCCAACAAGCACATCAGCAAGTGGAGTTTGGAATCTTAGAGATTCATATAGGTATATTATTGATGGTAATTGGCCTTCACCTATTTTAGGTGACGTAGGTTTTTTTGCCGGTGGTTCCACACCTAGTAATTCAGTTGTAATAGATTTTATTCAAATATCTACAGCAGGAAATGCTACAGACTTTGGTGATTTAGCAACCGCGGTTTATGGAAATAATAATGGTGCTGTTGGATCAACTACAAGAGGATTATTTGCTGGTGGTGGTGATGGAACAGCAGGAGGTATAAATGAAATTTCTTTTATAACCTTAAGATCAAAAGGTAATGCCACAGATTTTGGAGATTTGTCAGAATCTGGTAGAGCTCTTGGTGCAGGTATATCAAGTTCGACAAGAGGGGTATTTGGACCAAGAAGAGATAGTTCTAGACCTGGAACTAGTAACGATAATAGTGACACGATTGATTATGTAACAATATCGTCAACAGGTAATGCAACTGATTTTGGTAATGACGTAGAAAAAAGAGCAAACAACGCGGGGGCATGTAGTTCTACAAGGGGATTAATAGCAGGTGGTAATTTAAATACTCAACCTGGTGGTGAATCTACAAATGTAATTAGTTATATAACAATAGCATCAACAGGTAACGGAACAGACTTTGGAGATTTAACTGCTGCAAAAACTGATCCCGGTGGAGCAGGATCATCAACAAGAGCTATATTTGCCGGTGGTAATACTAATCCTGGTTCAGCGCCATACGGTTCTAATGTGGCTACAATAGATTTTGTGACTATTGCATCAACTGGTAATGCATCAGACTTTGGTGACACACAAGCAGCTGGCACTACAAGAGGAGTTTCAAACGCTACAAAAGCCGTTTATTCTCAATCTCAAGCAACACCTTCAGGAGCTATGACTACTATAACAATTGCATCAACTGGTAATTCAACTACTTTTGGAGACTTGTCTGTTGCAAGAAGTAAAGCTGGCACAGGGTCCTCGGCTCACGGAGGAATACAATAATGGCTTTTCCAAGTCCTTCAGGACCAAATTCATCCATATGGAAATTAAAAGATGTTTGGGTAGCAAACAGTGGAGACAATTGGCCAGACGCTACTTTTGATAGAGCATGTTTTGCAGGTGGTAGCACTCCAGGTGGTAATACAAATGTTATTGAATTTCTTACATTAGCATCTTCAGGCAACGCTGCAGATTTTGGAGATCTTACTGTTACAAGATCTGTTTTAGCTGCTGGACAGTCTAATAGTAAAACAAGAGGTCTATTTGCTGCTGGTTATGAAAATCATCCTGGCCCTGGAAATATAAACACTATAGAATTTATAACTATAAATACGACTGGTAATGCTACAGATTTTGGAGATTTACTTTTTAGCGCAAGAGGAGCAGCTAGTCTTTCTAGTAGCACAAGAGGAATAGTTGCTGGAGGAGTAGGAAATATCCCATCTCAAGGTGATGGATCTAATTATGTATTCGAGAACATTAATTTTATTACAATTGCAACAACTGGTAATGCTTCAGACTTTGGAAATTTAGCTACTCCTAATGGTCAAGCTGCAGGTGTGGCTAATGCAACTAGAGGTTTATTTGGTGGAGGGTATTCCATTCCACCTCCACATACCAGTAGACCTTCAAAAGATATAGTTGAATATATAACAATTGCATCTACTGGAAATTCATTAGACTTCGGAGATTTAAGTTCTTCAAAAAGATTAAATCAAGGAATGGGCAACACAACTAGAGCATTAATAGGTAGTGGATCTCTTAACCCAGGATCACACTCCTCTAACGTAATAGATTATTTTACTATAGCTTCTACTGGTAATGCCACAGATTTTGGAGACTTAGTTGCAAACTATAGTGCAGGTGGAGGAGCTGCCGATAATAATACTACAGGGGTTTTTGCTGGAGGAAGTCAATCACCCACAGGAGATGTAAATGTTATTCAATCAGTGACAATAGCATCTACAGGAAATGCATCTGATTTTGGTGATTTAACTGTAGCAGGACACGATTCATGCGGATCTGTTTCTTCTCAAAAAGCATCAGGAAACGCTTGATTTATATTTAATATTTGTTATACAGTATTTTAAATGAAGAAAGAATTACTTAGGCTTTTTGCTACTCCCGTGTTGATTACTAAATATGAAGGTGATTTAACAAAAGAATTAAAATATATTGAAACTAAAATAAATTGGCAAGAAAACGGCACTAACAAAAATTTTAGATCTACAGATTCTTACTTATTTAAGAAAAAAATATTTTCTAAAATAAAAAAATTTTGTCAAGAAAGTATAGAAATATTTGATAATCAAATATTAAACACAGATCAAAAATTAGTTATAACTCAAACATGGGCAAATAAAAACCCTAAAGGGGCTACCCATCATGATCACATTCACCCTAACTCTGTTTTATCTGGAGTTTTTTATTTAAGGTTAGAACAAGGTATGCCTCCAATAGTTTTTAACCAAACACTTCTTTCAAATATAAAAAGAGTAATTACAAAATACAACGAATTTAATGCAGAGACTTTTTTTCTACCAATGGTGTCTGGAGAGTTAGTTTTATTTCCGTCTTATTTAAGACATATGGTGCCAGTAAATAAATCTGATAAAGAAAGAATTTCAATATCATTTAACACATTTGTTAAAGATACACTAGGTAGTGAAAATGACTTAACTGAACTAAGGGTAAAAGAGGTGGCAAATGTCTAATTATAAAATAGATGATTATGTGTATGTTACAAACGTAATACCAAAAGAACTTTGTAAAAGAACAATTAAAATTTTAGAAAAGAATAAATGGCAAAAACATCAATGGTATAACGCAAATGATGGAAGTAGAATATCAGAAGAAACTAAGGAATTAGACGTAACTGATTATAATAGAGAGTTACAAGCAGAAACTGCTAAATTTTTAGTAAAAGCATACGCTGAATATGAAATTAAATTTAGAGGAAACACAAAAAAAACAGCAGGAATATGTAATAGCTTTTCACCTTTTAGACTAAATAAATATTCAAAAGGAATGCTAATGCGTAAACATTACGACCATATTCACTCTATATTTGATGGGTCTCGTAAGGGCATACCATGTCTTTCTTTTATAGGTATTTTAAACAGTAATTTTACAGGGGGAGATTTTATAATTAGAGATAAAAAAATTAAAACAAAAACAGGGGATATTATTATTTTTCCTAGTTGTTTTTTATACCCCCATGAGGTAACAGAGGTCAAAAAAGGGGCCCGATATTCATTTGTCAGTTGGGGATTTTAGATATATAATACTAATTATATTATCGATATAATGAGGTTATATGCTACAAAAAATAGGTTTTCAACCTGGAATTAATAAACAAATTACACCAACTGGAGCTGAAGGGCAATGGATTGATTGTGATAATGTTAGGTTCAGATATGGCACTCCTGAAAAGATAGGTGGTTGGAAACAATTAGGTGAGAGTAATTTAACTGGCGCAGGTCGTGGCCTTCATCACTTTGTAAATAGTTTAGGTAGAAAATATGCTATTATTGGGACAAACAGGATCTTATACGCATTCTCTGGTGGTGTATTTTATGACATACACCCAATTAAATCTACAAATACATTAACAAGCGCATTTACCACAACCAACGGATCAGCTGAAGTTACAATAACATTTAGTAGTGATCACGGTATATCTGCACAAGATATAGTTTTACTAGATAATTTTTCTACAATTACAAATTCTAACTTTGGTTCTTCTGATTTTGATGATAAAAAATTTATGGTTACTACTGTGCCATCATCTACAACAATTACTATAACTATGCCATCAAATGAATCTGGATCTGGTGCAACAACGTCAGGTGGTATTAGAGTTCAACACTATTATACTGTAGGTCCAGCTGTACAAGCAAAAGGTTTTGGTTGGTCTTTAGGAACTTGGGGTGGTGAAGAAGTAGGAGCTTTTACAACCACACTTTCTGGTGCAATAAATTCTTCAGCTACAACCGGTATAACATTAGCTGATCCATCTCAGTTTCCAGATTCTGGTACAAACTTTGTATTAATAGGCACAGAGGAAATATCATACACAGGTATTAATTCATCTAATGAATTAACAGGTGTAACAAGAGGTGTAAGAAATACGACGGCTGCATCACACGGTGCAGGAGATACAATAACCAGCACAACAAATTTTGTAGCATGGGGTGAGGCAGCATCTGGTGATTTAGTTCTTGAACCTGGTATGTGGTCTCTAGATAATTTTGGTGACAAAGCAATTTGTTTAATTCATGACGGTGCTGTATTTGAATGGAACTCTGTTGCATCAAATGCAACAGACACTAGAGCTACAATTATATCTGGTGCGCCAACTGCATCAAGACACATGTTAGTATCTACACCAGACAGACACTTAGTATTTTTTGGAACAGAAACAACAATTGGTGATACATCCACACAGGATGATATGTTTATTAGATTCTCAGATCAAGAGGATATAAATACGTACACACCTACAGCAACCAATACGGCTGGCACACAAAGATTGGCCGACGGATCACAGATTAGAGGAGCAATCAGAGGTAGAGATGCAATACTTGTTTGGACTGACACAGCGTTATTCACACAACGTTTTGTTGGTCAACCATTTACCTTTGCGTTTGCACAGGTTGGAACACACTGTGGACTTGTCGGACAGAATGCTTGTGTTGAGGTTGATGGTGCTGCATATTGGATGTCAGAAAATGGTTTTTTTAGATATGCTGGTAAATTAGAATCACTACCATGTTTAGTGGAAGATCATGTTTATGACAATATAAATCTAGAATCTGGTAACCAAATGGTATCAGCAGGTCTAAATAATTTATTTGGTGAGGTTATGTGGTTTTATCCGACAACAGGATCTAGTGTTGTAAATAGAATGGTGTGTTATAATTATTTTGATTCATCTCCACAAAGACCTGTGTGGACCGTTGGCACACTTGCTAGAACAATGTGGGAAGACTCTGCAGTATTTGGTAGCCCACACGCATTAGAATACGATGCAGATACAGATACATCTTTTGATGTTGTGGGCAACACAGAAGGTAGAACAACATACTATCAACATGAAACAGGAACTGATCAAGTTAAAGGTGGAACTATTACAGCCATTACAGCAAATATTGCATCTGGAGATTTTGATATTACACAAGCAAGAGCATCAGGAACTGGACAAGCAACAGGTGTTGCAACTTTTAGAGGAGACGGTGAATTTATAATGAAAATTAGAAGATTTATACCTGATTTTATATCTCAAACTGGTAACACACAAGTTACATTACAATTAAGAAATTTTCCTAATGATAGTCAAGCTAGTTCTGCACTAGGACCATTTACCGTGTCATCATCTACACAAAAAGTAGATACGCGTGCAAGAGCAAGAGCTATAGCATTAAAAGTAGAAAATACATCTTCTGCTCAAAGTTGGAAACTAGGAACTTTTAGATTAGATGTACAACCGGATGGACGTAGATAATGGCAAAGATAGTACAAGTATTAACAAGGGCTAGTAAAGAATATGATGTTACAGTTGCAGAATCACAAGTTAGAGATCTTGATGCAATTGTAGAAAAATTAAATACAACGTTTCAAGAAGAACTAAAAGATGAGGTAGAAGCATTTAACTTCTTTTTAAATTAATGGCAAATAGTTTTATAAATAAAAAAGCAGATTTAACGACAACAGATTTAACGACATTATATACGGTGCCTAGTTTCAAAGCTGCTGTTGTAAAATCATTATTAGTATCAGAAGACGCTGGATCAGGATCTACAATAACTATAACATTAGTAAATTCTAGTGGCACAATATTTAATTTATTTAAAGACAAAGCCATAGGATCTAAAGCAACAACAGAACTTTTAACTCAACCTCTTGTAATGGAAGAGAGTGAAGTATTAAAGGTACAAGCTGCTGACGCGAACGAGCTGCACGTCATAGCTTCAATATTAGAAATACAGCCAAGAGAGGTAACAACATAATGAAAGACATACCAGTCATAGAACCAAAAGAGATTATAACAACAATAACAAATATGAAAACAGGCGAAAAATATAAGGATGACGCTGAGTGGAAAGCCAAAGGTATACCAGAATCTGACATAAGAAAAGATGTTAGAGTGATTATGCCAAGCCTTGATTTATTTGGAGAAACAAAATAAAGTAGACAAATGGCCATAACAAGAGCACAAATAGCAAGACAGATGTATAAAAACGGACAAGGTCCCGCAGGGGGAGCTTCTTCTGGTGGAAACTATGGCGGAAATGTAGGAGACGCAAGTAAAGGTCAAGGTGGTTTTTCCGACAGTGAAAGATTCCAAATGGAAAATTTACGACAAGAAGTAAGAAGACAACAACAGGAAAAAATAGAAGAACAATTAGAACCTTTTAGAAACATAGGAGGTAATGAAAGAAAGTTTACAAATTTTTTAACAAAAATTTCACCAATTTCAAAACTTGCAACAAAACTTGGTCCACTTAATAATAGAGATTTTTTTCTTGATAAAGTTATAGGTTCTAAAAATTTTTCTGATTTAACTAGAGAAGAGTTTGCTAATTTAACTGAGGAAGAACAAGAGAAAAAGTTTCAAGACTACATGACAAATAGAATGTCTGGTGCAACAGATGCTTATGGTAATACAATTGGATTAGGTGGTGGTGATGGTCAACAATTTATTCCTTCACAAATGATGATGGCCCAAGCACCAAGCATCGTGGCACCTGAACCAGAAAAGAAAAAATTAGAAGGTTTAAGATTAGCGTTCAGAGCCAATGGCGGTAGAATAGAGGCACAAGAAGGTGGTATTATGCCTAGACTAAATCAACTAGGTAGCGGTGTATCTTCTGCAGAACAAACATTACAAGATATTAATCAAAGATTAGAATCAGCTGAATCTAGTTTAGGTGGAAGTGGTGGTAATCAAATGCCTGCTGGTTTTGCAGCTAATAGACCTGTGCCAGAGTTTATGCAATCTAAACCACAAAATCTTGAACCATTACAACAAGTAGATCCAAATAGTCCTTTGTTAGGAGTTTTTCAAAGTCGTCCAGAAAATACAACTGGACCCATAGCACAAATACCAGCAAGTGGTGGTGTAAATTTAGAAGATTTATATCCTAACGCAGGGCAAATTCAAATTAGTAATTTTAGACCTATGCGAGGTGGAGCAGAAATGTTTGAAGCGGCAGGCATACCAGCAGCAGGTTACGCAAATGGTGGTAATGTCGTAGGTGGTGAATTTGATTTTGAATCTGCAAGACAGATGTATGGTCTAGGTAAACTTGTAAAGAAAGTTACAAGAACGGTCAAGAAGATCGCAAAGTCACCGGTAGGTAAAGCTGCAATAATAGGTTTAGGTGCATACTATGCACCTGGTTTTGGTATAAAAGCTCAAGGTGGTTTAGCACCTTTTTTACAAAGTGCTAAAACAGGAATAGGAAATTTCTTTTTAGGAATGCCTGGAGACACAGCAGGCAGAGTTGCTGGAACTGGTTTATTTTCTAAAATACCAGGTGGTGGTGTAACAGCAGCTATAGCTGGAACTTCATTGTTAGCAGGATTACTGACACCAAAACAAGAGGCACAAGCACAAGCATTAGCAAATGATGAGGGTATAGATATTGAGGCAGCTAGAAGATCTATTTTAAACGCTGGAACTTCAAAAGATTTTAGAGCAAGAGCATTTGTAGCTGAAGGTGGTTCTATGAAAGAACCAGTGGCTAAAAAGACTATGCCATTACTAGATATGGGTGGACAAGAAATGGATTTAAGAGCTGAAGGTGGTTTTGTGCCTATAGGACGTATGGAAAAAGCAGATGATGTGCCTGCAAGATTATCAAAGAATGAGTTTGTATTTACAGCAGATGCTGTTAGAAATGCGGGTGATGGAGATGTAGACAAAGGCGCAGAAGTTATGTATAACATGATGAAGAACCTCGAAGCCGGGGGTGACGTATCTGAAGAATCGCAAGGCTTAGAAGGCGCTAGACGTATGTTTCAAACATCACAAAGATTAGAGGAAGTATTATAATGGCTGTTCAAACTGTACAACAATTACCGGCACAATTTATACAAGATATAGGAAAAGATCTTGCAACACAAATTACAGCACAAAGCGGTGTACCTGTTGTTGCATCAGGTATTGCAGGTATAACACAACAACCGGGAGAGGCAGCAGAAGATTTTCAAGCTAGACAACAAGCGGCTAGAGAATTTACAACAAGACAACAAAGTTTAGCAGGACTAGCACCACAAGTAGCTGCTCAAGATCCATTACAACAACAAGCACAACAAGTAGCACAAGCAGGTATAGGTTCGTTTCAACCTTTTTTAGATCAAGCAAAAACACAAGCAACTTTAGCTAGCGGTTTAGGGACCGTGGCTCTTGGACAATTAGCTGGAGTGCCTACAGGAGCAACCGCTTTTCAACAAGACGTACAAGATTTTATGTCACCGTTTCAATCTCAAGTAATTGATGCCACATTGGCAGAGTTTGATCGTAACAAGGCTATACAAGAACAGTCTTTAAGAGATCAACAAGCAAAATTGGGTGTGCTCGGCGCTGGTCGAGCGGGCGTACAACTCGCCGAGTTTGGTACGGGGGCGGCAAGAGAACGTGCATTATTACAAGCAGGACTCTTGCAACAAGGTTTTGGTCAAGCGGCAGCCGCTAGACAACAAGACATTGCAAATAGATTTGGTTTAGCTTCGGCTACACAAGGTTTAGGTGCATTCCAATCTGGATTAGGAACACAACAAGCAGCTCTAGGACAAGCACAACAAGCATTAACTGGTAGAGATGTATCACAACTTGGAACATTGGGCGCATTGAACCAAGCGCAAGCACAAGCTCAACTTGATGCACAAAGAGAAGCAGCAAGACAAGCTACTTTCTTACCACAACAACAGTTAGATAGATTTGCTGGACAAGTAACTGGACTAATGGGCGGATACCCTGCACAAACACAACAAACAGTTACACCAAATCCTACACCACTACAAACAGCTCTTGGTGTTGGTACAACACTTGCAGGTATTTATGGTGCAGTTAACCCAACAAGAAATTTATTTGGACCGGGTAATTTATAATGAACAGAACTTTAAAAAGACCAATGTTTAGAATAGGTGGTTCTACAGGAACTGGTATTACATCAGGACTAGATAAACCAAGAGCACAATATGCAAATGGCACGACCCTTGAAAGATTGCAAAAAGCAACAGGTGCTGTCCCTAATAATAGAAATCTATCACAGTTTCTAACAACATTTGGTCTGGATCTATTGTCAAGACCACCACAAGGTGGATTCTTTTCTACAGTGGCACAGGCTGCACAACAACCAACACAAACATTATTTGATAATCTTAATCAAGAAAGAGATCTACAAAGACAACTTGCCTTGAGCGCAGAGCAATCAGACATAGAATTTGAGAGAGAAAAAGAATTACAACTATTAAAAAATTTAGATGAGGGTAGTAAAAATGCCATTGAACAAGAAATACAAGCTAGAATGACTGATTTAGGTGAAACAAGGGAAGAAGCGTCTAGAATTGTTTTAGATAAAAGAGCATATGGTGTATTAGATCAACCCGGTGAATTACGAAGAAAAGCAATAGATAATAGATCAGCTGTACTACAAGACCAAGAAAGATTAAGTAAACCTGCGGCAGATAAAAAAGCTAGTTATGAAGTTGATTTTTCTAAAATACAAAAAGACAATGAAGAATATGATTTTGATGTTATGAATCCTTTTTGGACTCCAAGCAGAAAAGATTATCAAGAAGGATCAGTCTATATTGATTATGTAACAGGAAAAGCTTTTAGAAAAGATTCAACACAAACACAAAATACTCCAATAGGTTTCGTTGAAGTACCACTTAAATAGGAGCTACTATGGTACAAAAGTACGATAGATACGCAATACAGGAGCCAGAAACAGAAACTAATCTAGCAGTATCTGTTGCGGCGGGAATAGGTTCTGGTTTAATTAAAATACCATTAGGACTAGCATCGGTTGCAGCTGAAGTTTATGATGCTGTGCAAGGTGAGGGCCAAAAAATTGATGATGGCGCTGTTGCAAGACTAGAAAAATTTATAGACGATAGTGTAGTGGGTGATGTCATACAAGGGTTAGAGGATAAAGCTAGAGATACAGCAGCAGGAAGAATTACAGAAGCATTAGTTCAGGTGGGTATACCGGCGGCAAGAGGTGCTAAGATAGGTGGTCAGATAGCTGCAAAAACAATTAGCGCTATAAAAGGTGGCAAAAGAGTAAGCTTAAAAAATAAAAATTTATTAAAAGGTGCACAGAAAGCAAATGACTTAAATAAATTAAATAGATATAGCAGATTTGCTGCAACTAGTATTGGTGGTGCTGCTGGTGCTTCTATAGTTTATGATATAGAAGATATTGGAACTTTTGGTGATATGGTTGGTGGAACAGACTTAGACAGAGAAGCCAGATTAGACTCAGATGATGACGCTGTAAGAAGACTAGAAAATAGAGCAAAGTTTTTTGCTGAAGGTGTTTTAATAGCGCCTTTTGCTTATGGAGCAGGTAAAGCTGTAGGTTTTCTTGGTAAAAAAGGAAAAGAACTTGCATACAGTAATTCTAGATTTGAAAGATTATTAGATAAATTTGGTGCAACATTTAGACCTAGAAGTAAAAAATCACAGGAATTATTTGAAGGACAAATGAGAGTCACTGGAGAGGAGGGTGCTGCAGCCATTGTAGCTAAGGATTTAGTGAGAGATATAGATGATTCTTTTAAAACTATATTTAATAAATCATCAAACGCTGCAGAAAAAATAAAAAATAAAGATGAATTATTAACACAAATGGACGGCCTAATAAAAGGAGCAAAAGATAGAATAATAAATGATGAAATAGTTTTTCAAAACTTTAATAAAAAACAATTAAAAGAATTTAGAACTTCTTTAAATAATATTAACGTACCAAAACAAAAACAAGAAGAATTAATAACTGCATTAACAAGTTCTAAAAATGCGTTTAACAGATTACAAACAGATTTACTACAAGGTGGTAATTTAACCACAACAAATAAAAATGAGGTATTAGATTTTTTTAGTCAAAGATTAAACTCTACACTGTCTAATGATTATAAAATATTTGAAAATAGTAAAGTTCTTAAAACCACAAACTATGTTCCAACTGATGAAAAAAGACAAGCAGTTGCACAATTATTTATAAATTATGCAAAAAATAATAGAGTAAAAAATTATACCGAAAAAGATGCTTTATTAGATGTAGATAAAGTTTTAGAAAATGTAAAAATGGATCCGGTAACAAAGTCACCAGTATTTAAATTTGAAAGTAAGAGTGCTTTATATGATGGTGTAGTGCAAGAAATAAATATTTCAAAAATGATTAGCACTAATAAATTTGACAAACGAGATTTAATTACAGGTCAAAAAGATATTAAAGCTTTTAGAGAGTTATTTGGTGAAATAAAAGATGCAAGAAGAACAATTGTAAATAATATGCAGGCACTATCTAGTGTTGCTGCAAGAGATAAGTTTTATAATCAAATAGCACGATCGGGTAAAATAGTTTTTGATAATCCAACACAAGCACAATTAAATTTACCTAATAGACCTGGATATACGATGAGTAGAAATGGTATGCAGATAAAATCACCATTAAATGAAGAGTTTTATACAAACCCATTAAACGGTAAGTTTACATCTACAGAGTTTGAAGAAGCAATTAAGTTTGCAGAAACTCTGCCATTAGAAGGACTAATGAAAAGTAATATTTATAGATATTTAGTAGCCGTGCCAAAAGGAATTGCACAAGTTTCAAAAACAGTTTTAGGTCCATTTACACACATGCGTAATTTTACAAGTGCCGTAGCATTTAGTTTAGGCACAGGTAATTTATTTAAAAACCCTAAATTTGTTTTAGATAGTTTTAAAAAATCTTTTAATACAATACAGCCACAACTACTATACAGAAACCTACCAGA